AACACCCTCTTCTGTTTTTCGTTTATTTGATTCTAACTGTTTCTTGAGAACTTCCACCTTCCGAATCTTCGATTTCAAGTCACCATAAGAAACAATCTCTTTCTGTATTTTTTCAGAATCTTTGCGTAACTTTTCTATCTTAGATTGGTGGTCTTTGATTTTATTTTGTGTCTCTGTAATCTCTTTTTCGTTCTCTGTAGTACCTTCTTCAATCGATTTTTTCACTCGTTTGATGTGTGATTCTAACAGTTCAATCTTTTCGTTCAGAACTTCAATGTTGAATTTCACATCTCTTTGTTCTTCTCGACAAGTAAAGATTTTCGATTTTAATATCGTATTCATAATAGAGAATACATTAATATCCAAGATGTCTTCGATAACAGACCTTCTATCAACAGCACTTAGTTGCATGAATGGAACAAAAGAAGAACTGCCGAGAATTACAACCTGTGTGAAAGACTTGTAATTCATTTTCAGAATTTGTTCTTCTAACATCTTCTGGTAATCTTTTGATTTAGCGTTTTGGTCTAGTAGTTCATCGTTTTTATAGATTTCAAACTTCTTTGGTTTAATTCCCCGAATGACTTTATAGGAATCATTTGAAATTTCAAATTCAATTTCAACAATTAAGTTCTTCTTGTTGATACTATTGACCAATTGGGGAATATTAATCCTACGAAAAGGTCTTCCGAATAAACCAAAGGTAATAGAATCCAACAACGCAAATGACTTTCCGTGACCATTACATCCCGATATGAGAGTCATTGAATGTCTGTCTAATTGAATTTCTGTAAATGCGTTTCCGAACGAACCAAAGTTCTTGAATCGGACGTTCTTAAAATTTATCAAACCATTTGTTCCTCATACCAACTCGGAATATTACCATCTTTCCATTTGGCAAACTTTGCTTTTTCGTTAATATAATATTTACGATACGACTCAACAACCGATTCTGTCTTACAGTAATCTGGCATACAAGTTGGTTGCTCTGTCATTTCTATATTTGGTAACTCTGGGCGGTTGTTGTCGCACCACTCTATAACTGCTTCTGTTTTATGTACCTTACCATACCTGCGAGTATATTCATCACATAAAGCATATGCATGTAACAGTAACCATTCATAATTTCTAGCAGACTCTCGTACCCACTTGGTACAAGGATGATTATAATGTGTCCGTTTATACGGTGCAGTGCCTTCGGGTTGAACCGCACATAACAGTTGTGCAGATTCAAGAATCATCTTAACTACATGTTTATCACATGCATACTTGGCAGAAACTACTGGACTTTCATCTAATTTAAATATATTCATAACGACAAACTTTCCATATAAAGGTCTTTGATAATCTTTTTCAATTTTGAAGAATCTTCAATTTCAGACATTCCATCAATCTCGTTGATAATAAGCGTGAGTGTATCCTTTGACATGTCTACAACATCATCGTCACCGAGTTCTTCCTGAGACATATCCTCGATGATTGTCACATTCGTGACATGTGCATTATACAGTTTATCTAAGAACCTGTCAAACAAATAAGGACTTCTTTTGTAACGAACAAACACTTTTATGTAACCATCTTTATATTCACTAAAATCATATGTCTTAATCAAATTCTCAATCTTATCGGAATCAGTATCATCATAATCAATTGCATGAAACATCTTAAGTGAGTTTTCAATAAAAGTAACATTTCTTGTTTCGGTATCATATACATGGAAACCTTTTTTAACATTCAAATCACTGAATGTAATTTGATATTGTGTTCCCAAATAATTAATATTACCTTTACTGCTCTTTTGATGGAAGTGCCCCGACCATACTTGTTCAAATCTTTTTAGGGGCTCATCAGACATCCCACCATCATGTTTAATGCCGGGTATAACCTCATATCCATTAAGTTCAAAATGACCACAAGCAATCGGACAAGCAGTGTTTGCTAAAAGTTTCATACATTCATCTGAATTGGATTTATTAATCCAAGGAATCATAACAAAACCTTGGTCTTCAATCCAAAGTTCCTGTGGTGTTTCGATGATGTTGAAATTGTTATAGAAGTCACCTACCAATTCCCTAACAGAATTTAAATCGTTGGTATTTTTGTAGTAGGTGTCGTGATTACCGAGAATGACATGAGTTTTAACACCCATATTTTCTAGAGGTTCCAGAAATCGTTTTCTTGTATTGTTAAGTGTGTTGAAGTTAACAAACTTTCTTCTGTCCATTAAATCACCTAAGTGAAAGACTGTTTTAATGTCGTTCTCTTTGAGATATGGGAAGAATTGTTCTTCGAAAAACTTAAAAAAGTAATCTGTAAAAACTTGGGAGTCTGCACGAGCCCCAAAGTGTGTATCATTTATTATCGCTATTTTCATTATCTAAAAACTCGTCTAGGCTTCCTTGCTGCTTTTTAGTTTTCTTTTTCTTTGGTTCGAATTTTTCAATATCCGTTGGAGATAATCTCATCATATCTGCAATTGGATTATCACTATTTGTTCTAACCTTTAGATTTTCTTTAACCGAACCGTCAATATCGGTTATTTCCATCAATTTGTATTTGATGTAATTTTGTTTCTTTTCTTTTTGAATTCTACGCAGGAATGCATAATAAATTATTTGAGTAAAGTATGAGAATGGATTCTTAGACTTTTCTGGGTCAAAATTACTACAATACATTAAACAATTTTCAATACCATCCCCTATCATTTCTTCCCGATATGGGTAGTTGATAAAGTTTGGCCGCCAAGCCAAATTTGTTGCAATATCAACAAAACACTTTCCGATATATTCAGTAACAGGAGGTTTATCTTCCCCTTGAGATTCAGCATTTATTACTTGTTCTTTCCATTGTTTCATTGCCGCATAAAATTCTTTATTATCAATATAGTGATTTGCTTTTTTCTTTTTAGCCATATGATGCAATGACCTCCTTCCATATCGCATAGTATACACTAAAAATGCACCATGTCAAGTTTTTTTATTTAATTTTAAATTTTGTTCTTGCTTTATGGCTTGACAATGGTATTATCTCCATTGTAGCCGTTTGTAAATTTACATAGGTCAACACAGCCTTAAGGCTAGAGATAGTCTTCAGGGTCAATCGACCAGTGTCCATAATGATTTCCAAACTCATCGGGGTCACCAAATTTTTCTGGGCAATCGTCCTCAAAATCCCAATCATCTTGATTTATTGTTTGTGTTTCATCGGTGTGTACATCGATTAATGCCATCAAATCATTTAAAAATTCTTCAGTAATGGGCAATTTTAATTTATGCAATTGTTCTACGATTGCATCTTCATCCATTCCAGTCTGCTTATTCATTATATCGTCTAAAAGTTCCGACAAATCGGCTTCTGAGAAAGCTTGCATTGCTTCTTCAACCATATCCGTGATTTCATTTTCGGTTTTGAATAGACCAGGATCATCGTCATTATCCATTTTGCGTTCATACATTTCTATAATTTTGGGGTCGGCAGTACTGGTATGTAAAACATTATTCTTTTTTATGATTGTGGATAAATCTATTGAAAATTTCAACCAATCTCGGAGGAATATAAATTCCTTTGAATTCATTGGGGTTTCACCCACCATAACCGCATTAATTGAGTATGGTCTGTTTACAGTATATTGTTTATCGTTTTCAGAAATTATATTTCCGATTACACTTTCTCCTGATAATAGTCGAAATATTACTGGGCCCTTTTTCATTTCTTATCCTCCGAATAAAGATTTAGTGGTATTACACGATATTCAAATTTTTCAGACTTATATATTTTAAGTCGTTCATATGCATGTCGAAGTGTATGATTGTTCCATTTTTTCCAATGGAGATCATCTGCGATATCATATAGTTTTGCTTTATCTTTATGTTCTGACTTTCTTAGTTGTCTTCCTATACTTTGTAAAACTCTAATCCTACTTTTTGACGGTGAAGAAAACACAATATTGTGTAATCTTTTTATAGAAATTCCCGTACTAAAGGTTCCGTATGAAGCAATTATAATTGCATTAGATTCTGTCTCTGTAATTTGACGAATCTTTTCTCTAACTTCAACATCAGTCCCTCCGTATACAAAAAATATATTTCTATTTTTGCACTTGTGTTCCATCATTTTACATAATGGTTTACCGTGTTTCGCAACAAACTGAAATAGTACTAGTGTATTCCCCTTTAACTTATTACAAAGATTACAAATAAAATCATTTCTCTTGGTATTTGCAAGGAGATAATCTATCTCCCCTTGATATGTAGACCTTTTAATTTCGTTGCGGATATATTCTGGATATTTTAACAAGATGCAATCAATAGAAAGGTCACTAAGAAGGTCTTTTTCAATTAACTTTTTAGTAGTTGTTACTTTAAATGTCGGCCCGAATAGACCTTCGATTACGAGTTTGTGGGTTTGGGAATCGTCCAGTGTTCCTGTTGTGCCGAACCGATACGGGCACTCTTCCAGTTTGGACATAATGTTTGTCAAAGATTTGGCTTTGAACAGATGGCATTCGTCCCCGACCACCATTGAAAATTCTTCGAAATAGGTTTTTGGTAATTTGTAAATACTTTGCCATGTTGAGATAACCACCCTTTTCTTTTTAACAAGTTTCTCTCTGCCAGCAAATACTTTGTGACAGTTTTTTTCTACATCCCAATCAGATTGGGAACTATAATCTGCAAAGTCATTATACATTTGTGTTACAAGTGATGTTGTTGGTACAACTATTAATACCTTTTTATTCGATTCAATGTGTTCAAGGTAATATCTCATCAACATGTAAATTATTAAAGACTTTCCTGACCCAGTGGGTGAAAGCAGTAAACATCTTTCACTGTTTACTGCGTACTCAAAAGCCGTAGATTGGTGTTTATGTGGTGAGATTGGTTTATCAGATATACAAATATCAAGTGAATCAATAAATTCACTGAAGTCGTTTTGTCTATCATTTAATTGTAGGTCTGGGTCTACTTCGCAAGAGTAGTTTCTGTCTTTAGCAAACTTAACAACATAGTCAAGTAGGCCTGCGTATATTCGTTGACTGTGTACATTATAAAGTTTAATTTGACCGTCCCACATCTTATTTCTAAATGCGGGCATATATTCATGGCCAGGAACTTTAAATGTGAAAAAATCTGAGAGTTCTTTTGCAAGACCTCGTTCACAGTTAACTTTTATGTTGACTGAATCAACGGGTTGTATTACCAAATCATTCATTCCATTAGTATTTATACTACGGAATGATGGTTTCTCCGTCAAACACAACTTTAATATCTTTTCTTTCAATTCGACCGTCCCAATTTACGACATCAATTCCGGCAGCAGTCATTAATTCTAGTCCTCTATCGATACTTTCTTTCCATCTATTTGTAGCGAGTTCATACATTAAATGATGACCTACAAATTTAGAAATACCGCTTTGGACAATTCCTCTAGCACATTCAGCACAACACCACCAAGGACAATACATGTATAATCCAGCAGTTGAAAATCCTTTTAATGCACATCTATAAATAGCATTTCTTTCTGCGTGTTCAAAGTATTCGTACTTTTCAGGACGTTCAAACATCGATGGTACTGGATTAATACCATGTGTAAAAGTATTTGTTGCATATGTAACAACACCCTCTGATGGTGAAACTAATACACAACCAACTTGAGTTACGGGGTCTTGACTCTTATCTCTGGCATATTTGTATGCTTCAGTAAGATATACCCTGTCCATAGGATCGGTAGATTCACTCATTGGCCACTCACAAACTTTTTCCATTCAATTGCATTTTTTATATTCCATTGGAGATTGTTAATGTTTTTAAGAATCTCTTCGAGATGTTTCATCTTTTCTTCACAGTAGTCCATTTTAGAACGAGCGGTAATTAAATCATCATCTGAATCTAGATATTTGTCTATATCTTGTTTAAGGATGTGTAATTGAAACGGTTCCCATCCCAATTCTTTCAATTTCTCTTGGTCTAATTTGCCCGTGTAGTACTCCCACTTGACCCTGTATAAACGCTTGTAGTCCGCCCTAAGACGCTTGTACACCATAGTTTCACTGCGTAGGTAGTTGAGGTACTTATTGTGCAATTGTGGGATATTTAATGATGCAATATCCAATTCGGTTGGGTCTACTTGCAAGTCCCGTTCAGCCTGATTCATTATTTCTTTTAAATCCATAAACAAATTATACCACAAAAAAGTGGAATGTCAATTAATATCCTGAAAGAGTAGTTACAGAATATGTGTCGTACTGAAACGAAACATTAGATGTAACAGGGTCTGATGTAGTATCAACACTACTAAATTCTATTTCACCCAGACTTATGGGGAATGCGTTTTTAAAATCGAGAACAATCTGTCCGTTTGATTGATTTGTTGTCACTACAACAGACAAATCAGAAAATCTATCTGCCGTCCGTACCATACCTGTTTTCTTACTTTCGTTTCTCACTGATAGTTGGTCGGTAGGAGTTATAGATGTCATCCAATGATATATTTCTAACCAGTTGGCCATCTTTTCATCTACAACAAAATTTAATGTCAAATTCTCAAATGATGCCTTTCCACCAGGCACATGAATATCACTAAATGGAGATTCTTGTGTGATAGCATCGATTGATATTGTGGGAAGACTTAATGATTGACAGAAAAAGGTTAAGTGAGGGGCTCTGCCTAGAACAAATTTATAAGATGTAGGAAGAAGTTGATTTGTTGTTTTTGGTTGACGGGACTGTGCATTGAGTTCGAGTCCACCTTGACCAGAAATATTATATTCAATTGCTCCAGAATATGTTATACCTGTAGCGGTATCTGTAATAACATTTCCCTGATTTTCACCAGTTCCACCTTGGGTTACTGTTAATGCCATAGTTTATATCTCCATGTTCATTAGTATGTATAATAAAACAGGGGAGTCCCGAAGGACTCCCCATGTCTTAAAAGTGTTTACTTAACTACTGGAATCAGGAATCAGTACCATGAAGGTTATTGATTTTGAATACTCTGTAGTATTGGTTGATACGAGCAGCTGCTGCAGCTTGTGGGTCGGAAGTAATCGCACCGGCAGAAGTAACCACGAATGGGTTATTTACTAGACCGTAACGAGTCTTGAATCCGATTTTTGGTTGGAATGTATTTTCACCAACCGCACGAACCATTTGTAACGGAACGTATGGGCAGTAGAACATACCAGCATCGTAAGGTGAAGTACCTTTGTAACCGACACAGCAGAAGTTCACATCAGTAGCATATGGGTCAACATAGACCTTCATGTTACCGAGTGTACCAACCATAGTGTTGCCAGTGTCATCAACATTCATGCCTGGGTCGAAACTAGGCGAGAAGTCAAGAACACCACTCATTGAAAGAGCAGAAGCGACATCTGCGGAACAGATGACGAAGTTACCCTTACCACGGCGAGTGTCTTTAGCAATCTGGTTTGCTTCACGTTCGATTTGGAAGACCAAACCACGGAAACGCTCTGCACTCCAACGACCGTCAGAGTCAGCATCTACATCGTAGATACCACCAGCACCACCAGATGAACCACCGATACCAGTTGCTGAACCAGCAGCAACAAGCATCGCAGCAAGGTCACTGTGTTGAGCACCGAGTTTTGCACCAGCATAGATGGTACGAACAACTTCACGGTTGATTTCTGCAAGAATTTCAGTGCTAAGAATGTTAGCGAGTTCTGTTTCTGCATCAAGTCCGTGAACAGCCTTGAGGTCTTGTGCGAGTTCAGTAGTGTACTCAGCTTTTAGGGCCCGACTCTTCGCAGTAACTGCTGTCTTCTCAATGGAGAAGGTCATTTCTTGGAATTGCGTAGTTGCAGAACCAAGTCGTTCGGCATCACCTGTGTGGAATCGTGTACCAATTGCATCAGCACTCATGTCAGAACCATCTGCATGGAAGATTGAGTCAGCAGCTGCACCGAAGATGTCTGCGTTGGAAGCGGTTACACCAGCAGAACTTGAAGTTGCAGCTTGACCTGCATATCCGATACGAGCTTCGTTGAACATTGCTTCGTTCGAGGCAGGATCACCACCACCGACTGAATAGTTACTCTTGAGAGCAAAGATAAGTCCCGTTGGGCCTGTCATTGGTTGGACACCGCAAACATCATATGCCATAAGATTAGGCATTGCTCGGCGAACGAGCGAGATGAGAACAGGGTCAAAACCTTTTCGAGTTCCTGCATCTGCAGCAGTTGAAACTGCAGCATTAGGGCCACCAAGGCCGGAACCAGCAGCAGCACCAGATGTTACAGTTGTTTCATGAAGGGGTTGAAGTGACTCACCAGCTTCTTCACGAAGAGCACGTTCTTCGTTTTCAAGAAGGATGGCAGTTACATTCTTACGATAAGTATCCTTAATTGGGGGCAATTCAGGATGCTCGAGAATAGGCTGCCACTTATTTTTGACGGCCTCTGATAATGCTTGTGTGTTGTCCATTAATAGACTCCTTTTAATCTAATTCTATATTAGAGTTTTTTGATTTGATCCGAGATGGCAGATGAGTATCTGTCCATCACACTATTCCCCGAAGGTGTTGCAGACACAGCAGTATTTTCTTCTACTTCTGAATCTTCCGTAACAACAGAAACAGTATCACTGAAGTAACTTTCACGGAGAACCGTTAACTTCTCTTTATACTGTTCTTCTGTTTCAAATTCAATACCTTCGGAGAGAGCATTGAATTTTTCAATTTCTGTATCGACAAGTCCCTTTGAAACATCAGCAAAGATTTTAACACATCGTGCTTCAATCAATCCTTTTCGAAGTTCCACATTCTTTTCTAGGGATTCGTTTAAATGTCCTTCTAATTCTGAAACTTTACCAACAAGTTCTTCAAGAAGATCAGTTCTATCTTCAGGAACGCTGATATAATGTGACTCAAAGAGTCCATGAAGTCCAGTGAGGAAACTTTCTGCGAGTTCACTCTTAATGCCGAGTTCGAGAGCGAGTTCATTTTCTTTCATCCACTCTTCTACGACATAACCGAGATAATCATCGAGTTTCTTGGAGAGCTCTTCCTTAGTGGTTTCGATGGCCTCATCGAGCTTCTCTGAGTACTCTGTGTGTAATTCTTCATTGATTGCAGTAACTCGTTCTGAAACTGCTGATTCAAAGATAGTAGTTGCCTTGGTTCTAAACTCTTCAGAAAGTTCTTCACCACTGAAAATAGCATCAACATGCTCTTTCATCGCTGGTGTATCAATCTTTCCTGAAGCATCAGATGCAGACATCTTAGGTTCTTTGATTTTCTTCTTACCTTTTGGTGCATCAGTTGCCTTTTTGCCGTCAGCGGCTTGTGCATCGTCAACATCAAGAATAGTTTCAGCCTCTTCGAGTTCGTCTTCGTCCTTGGCTGTTGCTTCGTTTGTTTTGTCTGCGAGGTCAGATTCGTTCTTAAGAAGTTCTTCGATTTCCTCTTCGGTCATCGTTTCCATCTTTTCAAGAGTTTCTTTGATATCAGACTCTGCGGCTTCCCGTGTTGTCATCATCTCACGCACTTTTTCCATTGATTTAGTCATAGTTTTTTCCTCGACATTTTTTGTCTTAACCCGCTCAAGGATGTCCTTAGCGGCTTGGATTGGATCGGTTTTATTGGCCATCGATTGAGCTCCTTTTAGTGTCCTATCTAGTACTTATTTATAATTTCAGATATTTCGAAGTCTATTTAAGAAGTTCTCAAAGGCATTTACCTTCGCTTCTTGTAGTTCACGGGCTGATGCCGTTTCAATAGACCTTTTATATTCTTCAATTTCAACTGCTTTAATAATACCATTCTCCCAAACCCATTCTCTTCCCTCCATGATACCTTCTACAAAAGCATCAGGAGCGGATGGGTCAGAAACAATATCCACAGCTGCAAGCATGAAATCTTTTTGGACTTCATTAATTCCATTCTTGTTTTTTAGTGATCCCATTCCACGGGACGAAACGCCCAGATTAGTACCTTCGTCAATTAAATTCTTGACGATTTTTCCATATGGGGTGTCCATAATCTTTGCTTTACCAATAACATCAGTTCCTTCAACACGAAGTTCTTTGATGAGGTGAGATACTCGTTCTAAATTTACCGTTGGGCCTTCTGGATGTCCAAGTTCGCCCATTGCACGATTTTTATTTACATATTCTTTAACATACCGACCAACTTCAGACATTAGTGTATTTTTTGGATATACTCGTCCGTTCTTATTCTTCTTTTCAGCTTGCATAAAGACACCCTCAATGAAGTATTCTTTTTTTCCATTAGAATCTTCACAGAGGATTTCAACATTTTCGACTGTTTCGGTAATAAGTTTCATCAATCTTCTTCTTTTTCGCCTTTGTATTCTTTATCAACATAATCGAAAAACTTCTTCTTTTCGTCATCCGATTTAAAGTCAGCAGGGGAGCTAACATTAAATTTCTTTAATGCTGACTTGAAGAACTTTTGATATTCTGTTTCTTCTTCTACTTCTTCGTCTTTCGTTTCTAAAAGACGTAAATTTTCTTTTAGGTCATTGATTCTTGTATCAACTTTTTCAAGAAGACATTGGTTAATCATCTCTCTAGCTTCAGAGAGTTCATCAACACTTATGGCATTTATGATTGCTTTTTGTTTAAACATTAGGAGTTCCCTTTTTTGTATCATCTTTATTTATATTTTTCTTCTCTTCGGGTTCTTTTTCTTTCAGAGTAGAGACATATTGTTTTGCTTGTTTTTCAGCAACTTTGGGGCCAGGGAACAATTCCCATCTTTTTCCGTCAACATGAACTACAATAGGTTTTGTTGGGCCTAATCCCAACTTCTTTAGTGTAATTTCATGTCCTTCATGTTCTATGGTTTTAAGGAAATATTCCTTTGACATTGCAGGGTCGGCTAAAAGACTATCATCTTCTCCACCGGCAATTTGGGGCCCCGATTCTGCTTCTGTTTCTTCTTCTTGTACATGTTGCATAATAGAAGATTTCTTTTCTTCTACTTTATCAGCAATCAATTCACAAATTCTCTGTTCAAAGTCTTGTTTGAACCGAGTGATATCTCCAGATTCTATTGAATCAACCATGTTAGATGAGTGAATAGTCATTAATACATCTCCGATGCGGCGTCGTTATACATTCCTTCTTCACGTTCACGGGCAATTTGTTTATCCATTTCCTTAACTTCTTCATCAGTTTGACGGAGAAGATTTTTACGAACAAATTCCAATGAATAGTACTTACCTATGTATTCAGATGCAGTTTCTAAAATGTCAAAACGATCTCTTAAAATTTCAGTTTCTTTGGATTCTGCAAAATAAGAATCTTTTAGGTATTTGAATTGGATGTTTTGTCGAATAGCGGTGAAATCGTCTTCCTTCATCACACCCTTTAAAAGAAGTTGTGTTCTTAAAGTTTCGATAAAGAGTTGTGAGAATCTATTTCTTAGTCTATCAATAAACTTAGAAAATTTAAGTTCGTCACGACTAATTTCAGAAGCACGACCCATATTGAATCCGTTATCTGCTTCTAATCTTGTGGAAGGAACATCCAATGATCTATAAAGTTTCTTCTGGAAGTATTCAACATCTTCCATTTCACCGAGGTTT